CGTGTAGCTGGTCCTCAAGATATGGCTGCATTTGGTAAATTTAATGATAATGGTGCTCATGCAGGAAATTTTGGAAGTTTTGGTGGAATGTTTCCTAAATAATAAGTAAATGGATAATTTAGTAGCATTACTTTTAACTTTGTTTGTTGCATATTATTTTTTATCTAAGGGAGCCTTAAGTTTAGTTGTTTGGGGTCTTGTAGGTTACTTAATCTCATTAAATTATTTCCATAAGTCAAGAACAGTTTCAGTTATGGTAGGTATTGCCTTAGCCTTAGGAATGATGTATTGGTCAACTCGTGAAGGATTTGAGGAAGAAGGTTCTAAGAAGAAAGAATCTCAAGAAGAACCACAATCTACAGGAAAATCTGCACATGTAGATTTAGGCACGACAATTTTACATGCATATAGAAATTTATCACCTGAACAAATTGGTGGTATGCGCAGAGATACAAAGGAATTAATGGAATTACAAAAAGAATTAATGGGAACCTTAGCTGAAATGAAACCCGCAATTGAACAAGGTGCCGAATTACTTGGAACATTCAGCCAGTTTTTTGGCAAGCCACAAGACGCTCCATAGCATCTGCATAAACATACCAATGATATGTAGAATCATTCGTTGAAATCCATGGTCCACCTACTTTTTTTACTATAGTAATATATGAATGCAATTCAACTTTTAATCTTCTATATTCAAAATATTCCATCCATGTTTCATATGTTTTTATTAAGGATAACATTGATAAAGGAGAAAAATCTCCTTGAATAAATAAATATAGGATATACAAGGGATACAAGATCATTTCAACACATAATGGAAATAATTCAAGCCAGGGTCTTAAAAACTTTTTCTCTAATTCAATATATTCTTGAACTAGAGAAAAATACGGTTTCTTTTCTACTTTAACTTTTAATTTCTTAATCTTCTTTCGTAATTGTTTTGCTGTTGGTATCATCTATTATAATACCTTCTGAAGGAAAATCTAATAAATCTAACGTCTTTGGACAACAATATTTCCATTGTCGAATATATGGAAACAGAACCTTTAGTAATCCAAGACTAATATGATTTCCAGCAACAATATAAGGTTCAAGTTTTGAAGTCATATCATATTGATCACCAATCCAAATCCATGGTTTTTTAGGAGTATTAAAAACAATTTTTATGCATTTTTCATAATCAGTAATTTCAAATTTTGAAGAAAGTTTATATTTTAGAATATGAGTATCCACAGTATTGTAATTTATAGTTTCAATCCATACATATGAATCATCAATAATATATTCTTCTGACCATCCTGAAATTACTGGAATCTTTGAATACCATAGTCTTCTACAACAAGACCACATTTTCTCTATTAAAGACTCAAAGATTTAAATTGGATTTGATGGAGCAGGAGCTTCACCGGGTTCAATTTGGCCAGGTTCTCGTGCATTAGTAAGAGTAAATTGTTCAGCAAATGCTACAGTTAAAGTTCTATCCATTTGCAGACCCATAGCAATAGATGTAGCCAAGGCCATTATTAAAAATGGAGCTGATATAATTACCCAAGATACTAGACCTAAATCAAACTTGCAAAATGCATTTAGTAAAAAGATTTGAACTACTCCAGTTACAACTTTCATACCCGCCATCCAGTAATATCCCAGGGATAAATCCATTCCTACATGAACCACAACATACAATAAAAATAAAAACGCAGGTGGACATAAATCTTCAATGAAGCGCATTTTATGTTTTAACTAAAGAATATAAAATATAATAAATGGATGATATTCAAAAAGTGCAAGATCTCGGTGATTGTTCAAGAGAAGAAGCTATTGAATTATTAGAAAAAGCTTCAGGTGATCCAATCGAAGCTTTATCTTTAAAAATGGGTGTTATACCAAAAAAGAGAAAATTAAATGAACAACAAGAATTTTTTTCTATCTTGAGAAATGATATGGAAAAATTAGAATCAAGTATTCAATCTGGATATTCTAAGAAAGATCAATCCGAGTCTTTGGAACAAGACGAGATGCAAACCCACCTCGAAGAAACGGTTCAACAAAATAATTACTATCAGGAATGTCAGATTCCTTCTCAGCAATAAGTGGTTCAAATACTGGGAATTGTTTATCTGTGACAGTTTGAATACTTTTACGATTTGCAGTTGAATGTCCAAAAATTAATTTAGATTCATCTACAACAGAATCTGGTTCACCTCCTCCCATAAATGGTGTAGTTGCCCAAGGACGTTGAAATAATTGTTTAGGACCCTTGTAACGAACAGTTGCAGGATCACCCCAAAGTAATTCAGAATGTTTATCTATTTCACATCCACCACCAGCAGAATTACCAAATCCAGCTCTAGGAACTAGACCAACATATTCTGCTGCTGCTTGAAAAGCAGATGAACCTCCACATGTTGCAGGAGTACTTGTGTAATATGTTGCATCTAAGTTACGTCGTGCTCCACCTGCATTTCCTCCTTGATCTTCAGGATTCCGTGTTACTGCATGGAATAGAGGCAGCATTTATAAATCATTTAGAAACAAATATTATTATAGAATATAATCCAATGTCGTGGGGGTATCATCTAATCCTTGATTCTTCGAAGTGTATGCATGCTGCTATCCGTTGTCCTAAAATTATTGGGGTATTTAGCGATCATTTAGTTAAACAAATTGATATGGTTCCCTATGGTCCTCCTAGAATTCAACATTTTGGTTCAGGTAATAAGGCTGGTTACACCTTAGTACAACTCATTGAAACGTCAAATATTGTTGCTCACTTTGTAGAAGAAACTAATGATATGTATCTAGATGTTTTTTCATGCAAACCTTATGATCCAGAAATTGTTCAGCGTGTAGTTCATCGTTTTTTTAGTCCAATTGCAACAAGTCATACTTTTTTATCTAGACAAGCTGGAAGACCACCTGCATTTTCAGGAGAACTTAAAAATGATGTTATATATCTAAAGTAAAAAGATGATTTAACGCAGTTGATGAGGCCACTGGGAGCTGTAAACAAGCCAGTGGGCGTGGGTGCCGAGAAACTCGTCGAGTCTCATTGGGCCGCCATCATTGTGAAGGTCATGATTTTCATGCATAAGTGGCCAGGCTTTTTTTGACACTGCGAAAAGCAGCTTTTGGAACTTGCGGTCGGAGGCTAGCTGAGGATCCAGCATAGTGCCGTGCATTCTCCGGACCCCAGAGAAAGTCTCCAGGTCGTAGTCGCCCTTGGCCTTGATGTAGTTGAGCGCAGCCTGAATTTCAGGCTGGGCCATGTTGTAGCGCTTCAAGCTAATTATCGCGGGGTTGATGGTGTAGGTTATAAACTGCTTGGGCTCATACCTTGCGCGCAGAGGAGGGCCTTCAATCAAGTGGCGCATGCTTTTGAAGCTGGCATCAGCTTCGCGGCATGTTGCGCTCAGAGGGACGGCGGTCTTGCCATCAAAGAAGGTCCACAACACGCGGTCGCAGGAGGAGAGCAAAGTTGTGTGGTTCTGGCCACCAGCAAACTGCATCTTTTTCTCAAAAAATTTTATAAGAAAATTTTCCGTTTTCTAATTCTAAAATGGAATCGTTTTCTCATTGCCAGCATAATACAAATACTTAGAATGATACTTCAACCTTTAACATGGAAAGAACATGATTCACCCAAGTATGTAGTTGATGTTTACGGCCGAACTCATGAAGGAGACATTGCACGAGTTCGTCTTGTAGGATTCAGACCTTATTTCTATATCAGAGAATTGAAAGATTTTACTAAAATTAAGACTAAGAATGGTTATTCTCCAAAATTTTCTGTTGAAGAAGTTTTGAAGTCAGATGTTATTCAAGGATTTAATTCTTTAAAGAAAGAAAGATTTTATAAATTATCATTTGATACTTTGTGGGGTTTTAAATTATTTTCTTCAGAATTAAAGAAATTGAAAACTATTGCATATGAATCTAATTTTCCACCTTATTTAAAATTAATTCATGAAAGAAATTTGAATCCAGCTTCACCGTTTGAATTTTCTTTTAAGGATCATGAAAAGAAATCTGGAACATATGAATTTTATGATATTGATTACAAGGGAATAAATCCTACAGAATCTAAAATTCCTTTGTATATTATGTCATATGACTTAGAAGTATATTCAGAAACTGGATTTCCTCAATCTGATAATCCTTCTTCAGAAATTATGCAAATTGGAGTTTCTACACGATGGACTGATAATTTGCTTGAACCTATTGAAAGATTCGTTCTAGTTTCTGGTAAAGCTATTTCTACTGATCCTTCTCTAAAATATATTTGTTGTTCTGGAGAACGTGATCTTCTACTAAAATTTCAACAATTAATTAAGGTTGAAGAACCTGATATCATTACAGGTTATAATACATTTGGATTTGATGATGGTTATCTTTATGATCGATTTCAAAAATATCATTTAGAAATTGATATGGGACGTGAAGATACTCGAATTGCATCTAAGACCTTTGAATTAGCTTCAGGAAAATATGCAGTTAGATATCTTGAAATGAATGGTCGTTTATCCTTAGATTTACTTTTGTATGCACGACGTGAATTTAATTTAGATTCGTATAAGTTAGATAATGTTGCAGGTGTATTTCTTCGTGACAAGGTTCAAAATATAGTAATTATTTCAGGAGCTGAAACTAGAAAATTTGAAATTCATACAAAATCAACTCGTGGATTATTTGCAGGAAATTATGTTAAATTCGATATTGTTACAAATACATCAAATCCTTATGCTGAAGGAAAAAAGTTTTATGTCAAAGAAATATTTGAAACTAAATTTATTGTTGAATTAGATTCTCATAATTATCTAGATACATTTGATGATCTTTCTAAAGAAGAAAGAAAGAAACTTGAATGGTCTTTCTGTAAGGATGATGTTTCAATTAAACAAATTATGGATTCTCATCATGGAACCACAGAACAAAAATCTGAGATTGCTAGATATTGTATTCAAGATTGTGATCTTGTTCTGACTTTATTAGCAAAATTAGATGTTCTGACAAATTCGCGAGGTATGGCAGATGTATGTCGTGTTCCACTCGAATATATCTTTGCTAATCGTGGACAAGGTATTCGTATTTATTCTGCAGTTTTGTATGAAGCTTCAAAGCAAGAACAAATTATTCAAACACAAGAATGTGCAGAAGGAGATATTTCTTATGAAGGTGCTATTGTTATTGAACCTAAGATTGGTATGTATC